AAATTGATAGGACAGGTCAAATGATGATGGACTTTTTTGGAGCAGAACTACGGAGTCTTAAACGATATCCTAAAAAAGAAACAGAAAAAAAATCACATAACCCAGTAAGATGTGTTAAAATATCAATGACACATTTTGAAAGAGAAGAGAATCCTGTTGAAATAATACCAATGAAAAGCAAAAAGGATATACTATGACGGAAAAAAAGATACCTACGGTGCATGTATCAATGCCTTGTTATGATACTATGCAAGTGCCAACTTGTTTAAGTTTATTAAAACTATTTGATAAATTTACTGCAGCTAAAATTAAAACAAATATATCAACATTTAAATCACCTTACGTAGGTTATTCACGAAACATATTGTCAGCAATATTTTTAGAGTCTAATTATGATTATCAACTATTTGTTGATGCTGATGTAAGTTTTGAACCAGAAGTTATTGGTTCATTGTTGATGGCTCAAAAAGATTTTATATGTGCACCTTATAGAAAAAAGACTCACGATAATTCTGTGTCTTATTCTGTAGCTTTTCCTGATTATAAAAATATAAATGTTGATAAATCAGGGATCACGGAAATTATTGGAGGACCAGCAGGACTTACTTTAATACACAGATCTGTTTATGAAAAATTAATAAAAAATTATCCACAATTAAAAATTAAATATGCTTCAGGTATATCTGATAAACAAAAAAAATATTTATATAATTTTTGGGAAAACACTTTTGATTCAAAAGAAGGTGCTTGGTATGGAGAAGATGTTTCTTTTTGTAGTTTAGCTAGACAGTCAGGATTTAAACTACATGCCTTAATTCATTGTGAGGTTGGACATCACGGGACATTTAATTTTTCAGGAAAATTTGTTGACACTTTTGCCCCTACTGCAGAGGAAACCCTACCTGATGAAAAAAGTAACTAAGATATATGGTCCTCCGGGCACAGGTAAAACAGAAAAATTAATTAGGCGAGCCATGGCCTACATTAGAATAGGTACTCCTATTGATAGAATAGGTTATTTTGCTTTTACTCGTAAAGCAGCAAACGAAGCAAAAGATCGTATGCTTAAAAAAAATCCACAATATAAAAAGAAACAGTTAAAATATTTTCAAACTTTACATTCTTTAGCTTTTCATAGTCTAGGACTTCGAGAAGAAAACGTAATGCAGGACTATCATTATAACGATCTTGGTAAAGAACTTAGTGTAAGAGTCAATGCAAAAAAAGATATGGATGCATCACCTTATCTAACTTGTGATAATGAATACTTTCAAATTATTTTAAAAGCAAAAGAAAAAGATATACCAGTTTGGGATGAATACTGTACAGGAGAACACTCTATGAATGTGGATCCAGATTTATTAAAACACATTGAAGCTAATTACAACAATTACAAACATCCAGATGTAAATAACTTAGTTGACTTTACAGATATGATTCATGACATCGTGCAACAGCCACATAAAATTCCAGAGTTTGATGTAGTATTTATTGATGAAGCACAAGATTTATCTCCCATACAATGGAAACTATATGACATATTAAAATCTAAATCTAAAAAAGTTTATCTTGCAGGAGATGATGACCAAGCTATTTATGGGTGGGCTGGTGCAGATGTAGATCGATTTATACAAGAAGAAGCTGTAGAAAAAGTATTATCTAAATCAAGAAGAATACCAAAAGCTGTTCAAGATATTTCAGAAATTGTTACTGCAAGAATTGAAGGACTCAGAGCAGATAAAAATTATTTACCTAGAAACGAAGAGGGTTTGTGTAGTAAAATTAACAGCTTAGAGAATCTTGACTTATTTAGTCAGGATTGGTTAATCTTAACCAGGACTATATCTAGATCAAAAGAAATTTGTAATTTGTTAAAGGTCAAAGGTCTATATTATGAAAACAAACATCAAAAAAGTTATAACACTAAACTATACAAAGCCATTGTTAATCATAGCAAATGGTTAAATGGAGAAACAATATCGGATACAGCATTAGAAGATATCAAAGAATACATGGGCAACAGAGAACTTAAGAAAGATTTAAAATGGTTTGAATGTTTTGATAATGCACCAGCTGAAGATAAAATTTACATAAGACTTATGTTGTCAAATAAAGAAAAATTAAGTGATGAAGCAAGAATTAAAGTATCTACAATTCATGCAGCAAAAGGTGGTGAATGTGAGAATGTTATTTTAGTATTGGACAATGCTAAAAAAATTAGAGAGGCCACAATAAAAAGTGTAATAAAGCGTGACGAAGAGCATAGAGTATGGTATGTAGGTTGCACGAGAGCAAAAAGAAACTTATATTTAATGAGAGCAAAAATAGAACGAAAGGGGTATCAACTATGACAGACAAAGATATATTTGCGGAATCTTTTCCACAATACACACAGGTAGGGGGGAATCATTACACTAAGTTTCCTATTCAGCCCTACGAGTTTATTTCTAAAAATGATTTATCTTTTTTTCAAGGCAACGTTGTTAAATACGTTTGCAGATATCAAAGAAAAGGAGGAGTAGAAGATCTTAAAAAAATCGTACACTATTGTCAATTAGAAATGTTAAAAATTAATGATATGAAAAAGAAAAAGTAATGGCAGAGGAAATAGGAAATTGGTGGCGTGAAGTGGATAGATTAAAAAAATTAAATATAGAAGCTTACGATGATGTGCCTTTAAAATCTATAACTTATTTAAAAGAAGGCATTAAAAAAATACCTGAAACAGCTTGTAATAAAGCTTTAGCAGGGCAAATAAAAGAAGAGTATAATTATAAAAATTGGCCTATTTCTTTTGAAAATTATATAATACAAAAAATAGAATCAAGTTCTATTTTAAAAGAATACATTGAAAAGATTAATATTTTAAGTGAGAATAGACCTTTTTATTTACACTCATTATGGTGCAATTTTCAAAAAAAATACGAATTTAATCCATTACACAATCATACAGGTATGTTTTCATTTATAATATTTTTAAATATACCTTATAATTTAAATGAAGAAGATAATTATTTTCCTAAGACAAGTGCAAAAAAACCATCAACCTCAAGGTTATGTTTTTTAACTCACGATACTTGGAATAATATTGTTCACATTAATGTAGATGTAGATAAAAGTTTTCAAAATAAAATTGTTGTGTTTCCTGCTATACAACAGCATCAAGTTTATCCCTTTTTTACTAGTGATGATTATAGAATAACAGTCTCCGGTAATATTAAATTAAAAGCTGGCGAAATAAAAAAATAATGGCACACAAAGGAATTATAACAAAAACAATTGAGGTTTCTAAAAATAAATTTAATTTAGAAATTTACACAGGACTCGAAGATATTGCGTGGGAAATATTTCCACACAACTATGATGCAGCTTTGTATGCTTTTAGTAACAAAGATAAATTAAATAGAACTATTAAAAAAAAATATTTATGCGAGCCTAAAAAATGAAAATACCTTTATTTGAAGCACAAACAGAGTGGAATGAACCAGAAGAATATCCTGATCTAAGAAAGTACGACGAGATTGCGATTGACTTAGAGACAAGAGATCCTGATTTAAAATCTAAAGGATCTGGATCTATTATTGGTAATGGTGAAGTTGTGGGTATAGCTGTTGCTGTACCTGGTAGAAAATTTTATTTTCCAATTGCTCACGGATCAGGGCCAAACATGGATCGTAAAAAAACTTTGGAATGGTTCAAAGATATTTGTGAGTCTGATGCTGTAAAAATATTTCACAATGCAATGTATGATGTATGTTGGATTAGATCTATGGGTCTTAAGATAAATGGACAGATAGTGGACACTATGATTGCGGCTTCATTAATTGATGAAAACAGATTTAGATTTGATTTGAATAGTTTATCTTGGGATTATTTAGGTCATGGTAAAAATGAAACTGCATTAAATGAAGAAGCAAAATCTAGAGGATTAGACCCTAAAGCAGATATGTGGCAGCTCCCGGCAATGTATGTTGGATCTTATGCAGAAAAAGATGCAGAGCTTACACTAGAGCTATGGCAAATATTTAAAAAAGAATTAATGCATCAAGATGTTGAGTCTATTTTTGAATTGGAAACTGATCTTTTTCCTTGTCTGGTAGACATGCGTTTCCTTGGAGTCCGAGTAGACGTTCAACGAGCTCATAAATTAAAGCAGCAGTTAACATTGCAAGAAGAAGAGCTCCTGCACAAAATAAAAAAAGAAACGCAAATAGACGTTCAGTTAATGGCTGCAAGAAGTGTTGCCAAAGTTTTTGATAAACTTGGTTTACCATACGAACGAACTGCAAAATCACAAGCTCCATCCTTTACAAAAAATTTTATTCAGAATCATAGTCATCCTGTAGTAAGAATGATTGCTCAAGCAAGAGAAGTTAATAAGGCTCATACTACTTTTATTGATACCATAATTAAACATGAACATAAAGGTAGGATCCATGCAGACATAAATCAAATAAGGTCGGATTATGGCGGAACTGTGACGGGTAGATTTAGCTATTCGAACCCTAATTTACAGCAGCTCCCAGCTAGAAATAAAGATCTTGGACCTATGATTAGGTCTATATTTATACCAGAGGAAGGCCATACATGGGGTTGTTTTGACTATTCTCAGCAAGAGCCTAGGCTGGTAGTGCATTATGCAGCTTTACACAAATTTCCATCAGTTAATGATGTAATAGATAATTATGAAAACGATACTTCTACAGACTTTCATCAGGTCGTAGCAGACATGGCCAAGATACCTAGATCTCAAGCCAAGGTAATTAACCTGGGTTTATTTTATGGTATGGGTAAAGCTAAACTTCAAGCAGAGTTAGGAGTATCAAAAGATAAAGCTGCAGAATTGTTCGATCAATACCACGCTAAAGTTCCCTTCGTTAAGCAGTTAATGAATAGTGCTTCCAATCGTGCCCAGGAGCGTGGTCAAATTCGAACTCT